ATAAACCGATTGATCATTAATATGCCTCCTAGGCATACAAAATCTGAATTTGCATCTTACTTGCTACCAGCATGGATGGTGGGCCGTGATCCTAAACTCAAGATCATACAGGCAACCCACACGGCAGAGCTCGCAATACGTTTCGGACGTAAGGCCAAGAATCTTATCGACAGAGAAGATTACGGTAAAATTTTTCAAACAAGATTACAGGAGGATTCAAAAGCAGCGGGACGTTGGGAGACAGAACAGGGTGGTGAATACTTCGCCGCCGGTGTGGGTGGTGCGATAACAGGTAGAGGAGCGGACCTACTGATCATTGACGATCCGCACTCGGAACAAGATGCGCTATCTCCTACGGCGATGGAGTCAGCCTACGAGTGGTATACATCAGGTCCAAGACAACGTTTACAACCAGGTGGTAAGATAGTTTTAGTCATGACGCGTTGGACCACAAAAGATCTGACAGGGATGTTAGTTAAAAATCAAACTGAACCTAAAGCTGATCAATGGCACGTGGTCGAGTTTCCAGCAATCATGGACCATGGATCAAAGAAGCAAAAACCAGTATGGCCTGAGTATTGGAAGTTAGACGAATTAGAGAAGGTCCAAGCAACACTGCCCACGGGCAAGTGGAACGCGCAGTGGATGCAGAATCCAACAGCAGAGGAGGGTGCAATATTAAAACGTGAGTGGTGGAGAACTTACAAGGGTGAGGAGATACCACAACTACATCACGTCATACAATCTTATGATACCGCATTTTTAAAAAAGGAGACAGCTGATTACAGTGCAATCACAACGTGGGGTGTATTTTATCCTGATGAGGATTCAGGTGCTAACCTGATATTGGTCGATGCTATCAAAGGTAGATACGAGTTTCCTGAACTAAGGCGCTTGGCTCTTGAACAATACGAGTATTGGAAACCTGAGACAGTTATCGTGGAGAGTAAAGCCAGTGGTCTGCCATTAACATATGAGTTAAGAAAGATGAATATACCGGTTACAAACTTTACACCTAGTAAAGGAAACGATAAACATGCTCGTGTCAATTCTGTTGCACCTCTGTTTGAATCTGGTATGATATGGGCTCCGGAACAAAAGTTTGCGGATGAAGTCATTGAGGAGTGCGCAGCGTTTCCTTATGGCGATCATGATGACCTTGTCGACTCGACCACACAAGCTCTCATGCGATTTAGACAAGGTGGTTTCTTACAACACCCGGAGGATTATGTTGATGAGACCACAGCAAAACCCAAGAGAGTGTATTATTAATGGATGATATAATAAAATTATTACAAAAATTATTATCAGAATCGCCTAGACCAAAGGGCGGTATAGCCAGTAGTCAAGAAGGCGTGGAGTTTTTAGGTAAAGCTTTAACTAAAGACCAACGAGGTAATCTAGTAGTCGTTGGTTCAAGATTAACAGATGCTAGTAGATTTAGACCGTTTGACGTTAGAAATATAGGTAGAGATAAGAGATATAGATATATCTTTGAGTATGAACAGGATCTTGCAGGTGAGTTCAATAAGACCATACAATTTTTACGAGACAATCCAGACATAAGATTAACACAACTAGAGAAGGACAATATCATTTACAATCTCGGTGTATACAGAAGAGTGACCGCAGAGAAAAATAAATTAGAAAAAGGTATCATTGAAGAGGGTAAAAAACCAGAAGAGGTTTACGCTGGTCAGATAGACGAGGCAGCAACAGACGAGTTATCATTTAAAGCGTCTCTTGATAAACTTTTAAAACAAAACGAGAAATTAAAAGAAGCAACAAAAAAATTTGAAGAGGGTTTTAAAACAGAAAAAATTAATGATGAAAAAAAATTAAGATTAAAAAGATTATATGATGGTCCAGGTTTCGATAGACCTAACTCACCAAACTATAGAGGTTATGGTAGTTTCTTTTTACCAAAACTACATGATAAAGGCATTATAAGATTAGATGATGAGATATATAAAAATCTTGTCAAGGGTGCACATCACTATGGTGGCGCTGATTTTTTTGCACCGGATCCTGTTCGTATCTGGAGAAAACATTTTGGTAATGACGTATTTGAAAAGTTAGATAACTTCGATCCAGACAACGAGGACATCTTTCAATGGCTTGAGAGAAACAAAGTCCAACCCGTACAGAAAGATGGACCGAAGAATGCTTTGGAATATCTAACACCGACAGAGATACAACAACAACTTACAGATGAGTTAGATCTTTTTGGTAAATATAAAAATCCAACTGATGAGGCAAGTCAAGGTTATATCGGTATAGACGATCCAGAAATGAGAATGGATAGAATTATGCACCATGGTCAAAATATTAATGCACTAGAACAAGCATTACAGACACTAGACCCAGATAGTTTTAGAGAGTATGCTAGAACCAAACCAAGATTTGATTCTAAGATCTTACCATTTAAAGATCTAAACGCGGAAGGAGGCATCGTTGGCTTACGTATTTGATCCGATAAACAACACGTTAATTGATGACGAGGACAAGAGTCTTGGTAATAAACTTGCGTTAAACGATGAAGAGTTTCAAAAACTTCTAGACATACCAGGTGTGTTTAGAGCAAGCCAGGCACCACAGCCGCCAGTTAGACCAGATGTCCAAGAGATAGAAATGCTTAATAGATTTATGCGAGACAACCCTCGTGATCAAAAAGCAAAAGGTGGTAGATTAAAAGCAGCTGTTCCATTATTAGCACCAGCACTCTTACCGTACGCAGCTGCGTTTCTTGGAACAGCAGCTACAGGTCTTGGATTACAAAGACAAATACAAAATTATTTTGAAAACAATCCTGATGCGATTGATAAATTTAAAGACTATGTTTCTCGATCGATTGGCTATACAGGAGAGGGTCAAGTCTTTGGTCCTGACGATAAGGATAGAAAAGAAGCTGAACCAATAATATTATCAACACCAGCTGAAACAAAAGGGATAAAAGATTACCGAGAGAGTTTTGGTGATGATGAGTTAGCTGAATCATTATTAAAAACTAAACCAGAAATTTTTCCTGCAGATCCAGAAAAGTTACCAACAACTTCTGGTGAGACAAAACCAATTGATCTAGGTCCTAGTTTTTTTGAAAAGAGAAATATAAAAGAAGACAAATACTCGCCAAAAAAATATCAAGAAAAAGCATTAGAAGATCTAAATCCTGAAACTGTAACAGATATTGATAAAATAGTTGACGATTATAGAAAGTTAAAAACTAGACCAGCAGGTCCAGTCACTTATGTAGAAAAAAGTGGCCGTGTAAGAACAAGAGACATGCCTGCTAGCACACAACCTAGATTTAAAGAAGAAGATAAATTAGAATTATTAAATTTAGTTATTAATGCGTATGAAAAAAGAGAAAATAAAAAACCCTCTGCAACTGAATTAAAAAGATTTATTCCTTTTTTTACCGCTGAGAGTATTGCTAAAAAATATAACATTAAATTAGGTAAACGAATTGCTGCTTATGATAGAAAAGATCCTGGATTTATTACAGCTCAAAAAGAAAATAAACAATTAAAAGCAAATGAAAATAATACCATCACAAGTTATGAAGAAGAGTTCTTTTTTCCAAAAACTATAACATTAGAAAATGGTGCTGTTGTTGATGGAAAAAAATTTTTTATAGATAACTTAACAAAAAAAACTGAGTTAGGACCAGGTCGAAAAGAGACACTCGCTACCACTTTAAAAGATAAAGATTTAGCAAAATTGTATAATACTAATATTTTTAAAATAGAAAGAGCATCTAAGGCTATAAGAAACGATCCAAATTTTAAAGCAGATTATCCAGAACCAAGACCTGTTGATTATGGTGATAAGATAGCTAGGGAAAGAATAAAAAAAGCTAGAGAATATTTAAAACCAAATGAATTAACAAATGTTAAATTACAAGAAAAACATATTAAAAATGTAAATGATTTGTTTAAAGATGGAACTTTAGTCGTAACAGATTTTCCTAATCTAGTTGAAAGCATAAATACCACAATCGATAAAAAGACAGGAATAATAGATCGTAGTATCAAAAAAACCGATGAGGAAATGATAGAGAGATCAAAAGAAAACTCTGGTCTATTTGATGTATCTCATACTATTTCTAAAACAGAAGTTGAAAAGGGAGCACAAAATATAGAATTTTTAAGAAATAGAAATTTTTCAGACTATAAATTTAATCAAGGTTTTTTAAAATCTGCAGAAGCTTATGTTAAAAATGAAATGGATGACCCAGAATATGATTTAAGATTAGACGAACTTGATAATTATTTAAAAGAAATTGGTCAAAGAGTTAAAATAGGTAATAAATTTTTTGGTTTAGATGAAGCCATGATAGATAGTGAAACAGGGGAGTTTTTAGGATTTAATAGACAACTAGAATATTATGGTCTTCCTAAAATGGAAAATGGTGTTCCACTTAAAAAAATAAAAAAAGCATCGGGTGGTGGTGTTGAGATTAGCCCATTACCAAGAGCTAACTTTGGCAACGGTGGTGCAGCGGGAGCCGACGATAATTTTTTAAAAGAATTAGAATTTTATTTTACAAATGATGATGCAGAGCTACCAAAAATGCAGACATACAAAGAGACTATGAATCCTGTCGAGGTGTTAAACGATATCATCGATCCAAGAAATTATCCATACTATGCGGATGTATTGGCTAGATCTGGCGTTCGTATAGCAGAGTTTGCCGGTAGAATATTACCTGCAACAGGAAAATTAGTTTCAGACCTTACACAAAAACCTGCATTTAAAATTACGAGTTCAGGTGAAAATAGTTACGTGCAAGACTACACAGATATACTACCATCTAATATCAAAGGCACGGGAATATTTTCTGAGTTTTTAGAAAACATAACACCAACAACACTAGAGAAAAAAGTTGGTCTTGATAAACTAATCAAGGCAGAAGAACAAAAACAGATTGAGAGAGGTTCTACTGTTGGTCCAAAAGTTTTTGCAGATACTATTGGTTTGGGCACAGAAGTTGGTGCTCCGATATTTCCTGGTCTTAAATTATTAAACTCTTTTGCAAAAGCTAGAAATCTACCAAATGATAAGGTTACACAAAAAATATTAGAGAAAGAAGTGGATAAAGTTTTAAGTGAGAAAGGCATGACTCGAAGAGAATTTTTACAGGCAACAGGTGCGGGTGCAACGATTGTCATGGCCAAGATGCTTGGTCTTACGGACGTAGCACCAAAAGCGACAAAGGTAGCAAGAGCAGTGCCTGTAATGGATAACACTGTTCAAGGTATGCCTGCGTGGTTTAAAGATGCGGTGTACGCTATTCAAAATAAAGGTATTTTAAAATCTAGAGGAGATATAAAAGGCATAGAGCCAGATTTCTTTGAGATAACCCTTGATACGAAACTAGGTAAGAGAAAAGTATTGATGAGTAAGAATGATACAAGTGGTGAGATCACATTAGATTGGACAACAGATTATTATGACATGGAGATACCAGTGACCATAACTTATAGACCTGGTCAATCAGGAAAACAAAATTTCTTATCTGATCCGGAGATTCCACAATCGGTAGAAAAATATGATGTAGAGGTTGAGGCACCAGAGTTTGAGTATAAGACAGTGGATACTGATAGTATGGGACCTGAGGATACAAGTTTTGACTCTGCTGTAAATCTAGATATCAAGGAAGAGGCAGATGCTGTGGTTGAAGCGTTAGAAGAATTAGGATTAGGTCTAACTAAAAAACAAAAGAAAGATGCAGCAGATAATTTTAGATATTATAACGAGGTACAGTTAGATGAGGGTTCGGGTCCTGATACAATGAATCCGATAGATGAGAATGATGCGTTTCCATTTTTAGATGAGGTTGAAAGAAATAAATGATCAAAAAACTAACAAGAACAGTACCACCTAAAAGAGGACCTAATCCACAAGGGTTGAATGTTCCCTTAAAACAGGTTAAGATAATAAACCCGGAGAATATAAATGGCAGATATAGACAAGTCGTTACCAAACGTAAAAACATCAATCGAGGTTGATCCTCAAGAAGAAATAGAAATCGAACAGGAGAAAGCCATAGAGGCTCAAGATCCTGGAGTCGAGGTCACACCAAATGAAGATGGAAGTGTTGAAGTAAATTTTGATCCGAGCAAAGTAAACATCGAGGGTCAGCCAGGACACTTTGATAATCTAGCAGAATTATTACCAGACGAAGTTTTAAAACCAATCGGTCTAGAATTAGTTGCCGACTACAAAGAATATAAAACATCAAGAAAAGATTGGGAGCAAGGTTATATCCAAGGTCTAGATCTTTTAGGATTTAAATATGAAAATAGAACAGAGCCATTTCAAGGAGCTTCAGGTGCAACTCACCCTGTTCTTGCAGAAGCTGTAACTCAGTTTCAAGCTGGAGCTTACAAAGAATTATTACCAGCAGAGGGGCCAGTTAGAACACAAATAGTTGGTAGACCCGACCCTGCTAAAGAGGCACAATCACAACGTGTAAAAGATTACATGAACTATGAGTTAATGGAGAAGATGGAAGAGTATGAACCCGAGTTTGATCAGATGTTATTTCATCTACCACTTGCTGGTTCTACATTTAAAAAAGTTTATTACGACGATTTGTTGGGAAGAGCGGTAAGTAAATTTATACCTGCCGAGGATTTAATTGTTCCGTATACGGCTACCTCATTAGACGATGCGGAATCAATTATCCACACAATAAAAATTTCTGAAAACGACTTACGAAAACAACAAGTGGGTGGTTTCTATTCTGACATAGATTTAGGACCTCCAGGACCTGACACCAACAATGAACTAACAAAAAAAGAGAGACAATTAGAAGGAACTAAAAAAACCGGGAGACAAGAAAATATGTATACTCTTTTAGAGTGTCACGTAAATTTAGACTTGGAAGGTTTTGAAGATAAAGATGATGAGTTAAACCCAACAGGAATTAAATTACCTTATGTAGTTACTGTAGACGAAACTAGTCAACAAGTTCTATCTATTAGACGTAACTATAATCCAACTGATCCAAAGAGAAATAAGATCCATTACTTTGTTCATTTCAAGTTCTTACCGGGTCTAGGATTTTATGGCTTTGGATTAATTCACATGATTGGCGGATTGAGCAGAACCGCAACGGCTGCTCTCCGTCAATTATTAGATGCAGGAACTTTATCTAATCTACCTGCAGGATTTAAACAAAGAGGTATCAGAGTCAGAGATGAAGCATCACCATTACAACCAGGTGAGTTTAGAGATGTAGATGCACCAGGTGGTAATCTTAGAGATGCATTTATGCCTTTACCATACAAAGAACCCTCACCAACATTATTACAATTAATGGGTGTTGTAGTGGGTGCAGGACAAAGATTTGCAGCCATCGCTGATATGCAAGTAGGAGATGGTAATCAAGCTGCTGCTGTTGGAACAACAGTTGCGTTATTAGAACGTGGTTCAAGAGTTATGTCAGCTATTCACAAAAGATTATATTCTGCGATGAGAACAGAATTTAAATTACTTGCAAAAGTATTTAAAACTTATTTACCACCAGTTTATCCATATGATGTGGTTGGCGCTACAAGAGAAATCAAACAAGCAGACTTTGATGAAAGGGTAGATATATTACCTGTTGCAGATCCAAATATATTTTCAATGGCACAAAGAATCACAATGGCACAAACAGAATTACAACTTGCAACATCAAATCCACAAATACACAATCTGTATTTTGCATACAGACAAATGTACGAGGCGCTTGGTGTAAAAAATATTGATGCAGTTTTACCTCCACCAGCTCCAATGCAGCCGATGGATCCAGCGTTAGAACACATTAATGCGTTAGGTGGTAAACCTTTTCAAGCTTTTCGTGGTCAAGATCACAGAGCACACGTTACAGCTCACTTAAATTTTATGTCAACTAACATGGTTAGAAATAATCCACCGATTATGGCCGCTATGCAGAAAAATATTCTAGAACATATTAGTCTAATGGCACAAGAACAGGTAGAATTAGAGTTTGCAGATGTTTTAGCACAAGCGCAACAGATGCAAATAATGGCACAACAAGACCCACAAGCTCAACAACAGCTACAAAAAATTTCTCAAGACATAGAAGCGAGAAAATCTGTGTTAATTGCAGAGCTAACAGCTGATTTTGCTAAAGAAGAAAAAGAAATTACATCACAATTTGATGCAGATCCACTTTTAAAACTAAAAGCACGTGAGGTTGACCTTCGAGCAATGGAAAATCAACGTAAAAAAGACGCTGATCAAGCAAATCAAGATTTAAATAGAGCAAAATTAGTTCAAGCTAGAGAATTAACAGAAGAAAAACTTGACCAAAACGAAGATTTAGCAAAATTACGTGCTGGAGTCAGTCTTGCAAAGACTGGAGTGCAACAAGCAGCCGTTGTAATGGAGGATAATTAATGCCATTGAACAAAAAAGGTAAAAAAATCATGAAATCCATGAAGAAACAGTACGGAAAAAAACAAGGTGAAAAGATATTCTATGCATCTAAGAACAAAGGTGTTATAAAAGGAGTAAAAAAAGGAGCATAAATGCAAAAACTAGATAAAATACAACAAGTTAAAGTTGCAGAACAGAGTATCGAGGTAGATCCTAGATCTAAAACGACTGCTGACAAAGCTTTTAACTATATTGCTACAGGAAAGCCTGAAATGCCAGTTGGCGGTCAGAAAAGAATGTTAGCAGAGAAAAAAAGAAACTCTAAAGCGTATTAATCATGTGGTTATCGGCGATTAAACTAGCCGTTTCTGCTGGAAGTAAGATTTACGCTAACAAGCAGAAGACGAAGATGGCAATGTCAGATGCACAACTAATGCATGCTGAACGTATGGCCCGAGGTGACGAAGCTTACCAGGGAAAATTGCTAGAAGCTAGACAATCAGACTGGAAGGACGAGGCAGTTTTGATAATTCTCAGTTTGCCCGTGTTGGTGCTCGCCTACGCAGTGATATCGGACGACCCAACAGCGATGGACAAGGTAAAATTGTTTTTCGATATGTTCTCACAGCTCCCTTCATGGTTTACAAATTTATGGATCCTTGTCGTAGCGTCAATATATGGTATAAAGGGTACACAAATTTTTAGAAACGGAGGAAAAAAATAATGCCAAATAAAAGATTTAATAAACAAGTTCCTGCATTCAAAGCTGGTGGTAGAGCCGGTAAAATGGGTGGTGGAATGATGATGAAAAAGCCTATGATGAAAGTAGGTGGAAACGTCAAAAAAATAGAAAAAACTTTTGGAGCTAAAAAGAAAAAAGTAGTTAAAAAAAAGAAAAAATCTTTTCCTGATTTAAACAAAGATGGCAAAGTAACTTTTGCTGATGTTTTAAAAGGAAGAGGAGTTAACAAGAAGGCATAATGGCTAGACCAGGTTTATACGCAAACATCCACGCTAAAAGAAAACGTGGCGGTAAAATGCGTAAGAAAGGTGCAAAAGGTGCACCGACTGCAGCAAACTTTAGAAGAGCTGCACAAACAGTGAGGAAAAAATAAATGACTAAACTATGTCCTAGAGGTAAAGCCGCAGCGAAAAGAAAATTCGCCGTGTATCCGTCAGCATATGCTAACGCCTACGCTTCTAAAATTTGTGCTGGTAAGATCAAAGATCCGTCTGGTGTAAAAAGAAAAGATTTTAAAGGACCTAAACCTGCAGGTAAAGCTATGGGTGGTAGAATTTATAAAGCAGGTGGTGGAGTTGCAGAAGCAGCTGAAAAATTAAGAAGACAGGGTTTAGGCAAGGGCGGCAGAGTTTGCAAGATAGCTATAAAAGGACAAAACAGAGAAGCTATCGGAAAGAATTCTTAATGCCATGGCTGGTTTAAAAGAGTGGTTCAAGCAAGATTGGGTCGACATTGGTGCCAAGAAAAAAGGCGGAGGTTTTAAAAAATGTGGAAGAAAATCTGCGAGTGGATCAAAAAGAAAATATCCAAAGTGCGTCCCTGCTGCCAAAGCAGCAAGCATGACAGACTCCCAGAGACGGAGTGCCGTTGCAAGGAAAAGAAGTAAAGCACAAGGTGTCGGTGGTAAACCAACAAACGTTCCAACATTTGCAAAAAGAAAAAAAGCCATGGGTGGCGGTTTTATGGTTAAGAGACAAAGAATGGGAATAATGTAATGAGAAAAGATTATTCAAAAGGCACTATGCCAGCTAGAAATAAAAAAAATTTCAGACCTACAAAGTCTGGAGCAGGTATGACACGAGCCGGTGTCAAAGCATACCGAAGATTAAATCCCGGCTCTAAATTAAAAACAGCCGTGACTGGTAAAGTGAAACCGGGATCAAAAGCTGCTAAACGTAGAAAATCATACTGCGCAAGATCACTAGGTCAGCTCAAAAGAGCTTCAGCAAAAACTCGTAACGATCCGAACTCACGTATCCGTCAGGCTAGAAGGAGATGGAAGTGTTAAAAAAACAAAAAATTAAAAAAGTAATGAAAGGTTTGCAAAAAGCATCAAAGACACATGCTGCGCAAGCTAAAACACTAAAAGGAGTATTACATGGCGGATCCAAAAAAAGGAACGGGAAAAAAGCCTAAAGGTTCAGGAAGAAGATTGTATACGGATGAAAATCCTAGAGATACAGTTGGAATAAAATTTGCAACACCTGCAGATGCAAGAGCAACTGTTGCAAAAGTCAAACGTGTTAACAAACCGTTTGCAAGAAAAATACAAATATTAACAGTGATGGAACAAAGAGCTAAAGTTATGGGCAAAAGCCAAGTTGCATCAATTGCTAAGAAAGGAAAAGATGCAATTAGAAAACGTCATAAAAAGACTAATTAAATTTATTAATACTAGATCAGAGGCTTTATCTATAACAGTCACATCAGGAGGTGTTGACAATATGGAGAAGTATCAGTATATAATAGGACAGATAAATGCCCTAGAGGCAACAAGACAGGAACTCTCTAACCTGCTAAATGATAAGGAGCAAAATGAAAAAGGAACAGTCATCAATATTAACACCAAACAATAAACTTGTTGGTGTAAAACCTACAGAAAAAGAGGAACCAAAATTACCAAAACCGACAGGTTGGAGACTTTTAGTCTTACCTTTCAAAATGAAAGAAACAACTAAAGGTGGAATAGTATTAGCTGAAACTACATTGGAGAGACAACAAGTTGCCTCACAAGTAGGGTTAGTTATGGCCATGGGTCCACAATGTTATAAGGATAAAGAGAGGTATCCTGAGGGTCCGTGGTGCAAAGAAAAAGATTGGGTTATGTTTGCAAGATATGCAGGGAGCCGAATCAAAATAGATGGTGGAGAGATGCGTCTGCTAAACGACGATGAAGTGTTAGCAACAATTGATAGTCCAGAGGACATCTTGCATGAGTTCTAAACATAGGAAGGAGTAACTATGCCAGAAGAAAATAAAATAAAAAAAGACGACCCTCAAGTAGATATAGATACGTCAGGTCCTGACGTAGATGTAAATTTACCCGAGGAAAAACAAGAAGAGACTGGTAGTATCGCTGATATCCAAGTCGATGAAAAAACAACGGAACAAGAAACAGATAAAACATTTGAAAATGAACGAGAAACAAAGTTAGAAGAAGGTGGTGAGGTAGAGAAAAAAGAAGGAAAAGAAGACGATAAGCTTGAAGAATATAGTAAAGGAGTTCAATCTCGTATTGCAAAACTTACTCGTAAAATGCGAGAAGCAGAACGAAGAGAGAAAGCTGCTTTAGATTATGCAAAAGCTGTCGAAGAAAAAAGAAAAACTACTGAAACAAAATTTTCAAAAGTAAATGATGATTATGTTAAGCAGTTTGAAAACAGAGTCAAAGATGGTTTAGATTCTGCGCAAAAACAATTAGCAATAGCGATAGAAAATTCTGACGCTGCTGCTCAGATTGAAGCACAGAAAAAAATCGCTGCTTTATCAATTGATGAAGCCAGACTCAACGCTTTAAAAGAGCAACAAAAAAATAAAGAAGTGTCTGCGCCAAAATTATCTGACGCAAACACTCTTCCAGAAAGCACACCTCAAAGCTTACCTACACCAGATCCTAAAGCGGAAGACTGGGCAAGTAACAATTCATGGTTTGGTAAAGATAGAGCCATGACGTTTACAGCCTTTGAAATCCACAAAGATTTAGTTGAAAGAGAAGGTTTTGATCCACAAACAGATGAATATTATGCAGAAGTTGACAAAAGAATTAGGGTTGAATTTCCGCATAAATTTGATACAAAAGAAACACAAACGTCGAAACCGACGCAAAATGTTGCTTCTGTCAAACGATCAGCTGTAAGACAAGGAAAGCAAACTGTGAGACTCACTTCCTCTCAGGTAGCAATAGCTAAAAAACTTGGAGTGCCACTCGAAGAGTACGCAAAACAAATAAAACTCACGGAAGGAGCGTAACATGGAAAAAGATAATACAAAAACTTCTCGTGCGGACCAAACACGAACAAAGTCAGAGAGACCTAAAGTGTGGGTTCCTCCATCTTCTCTAGATGCACCCCCTGCACCTGATGGATT